TGGCAAAGAAAAGACCAAGCCATACACAGAAGCTCCAAGACGAAATCCAGAATCTCCAGAATGATGTTAAGGTATTCCAGACGGCGTGCGAAAAAAAAGATGAACTCTTAAATCAGATGCGCGAAAATGGAGAAAGTTCATTCCTTAACAGTCCGACCTATATCCAGATGAATGAAAAAATAGCACGGTTGGAGAGCCAGGCTAATCTCAGTGAGTTAGGTCGGATCAGCGCGAAAGGCTCCGCCAGAAGAGATGCAGATCGGGAAAATAAAATCCTGATGGACAACAAAGCATTCCTGGAACATGAAGGCGATACGGATTACTTTGTCGGAATCACAGAATGCTTAAGAGATCTCAAAGAAGTTGATATTATAAAAAACAAATTATCTGAAGCGGAAGGAAGACTCGAAGGCTACAAAGCAATCATCTCCGAACGTGACACTGAGATTGAGCGGCTGCAAGGTGTTGTCGCAGAGCTGAAGCATAACCAATCAGCCGGAACTACTCTGCCAGAGACGCAGTGTGAGTGCAATACAGCTATTCAGGACAAGGCTCATTATAAAAAACTATACGAGGAAGAATGTAAACTTTTTGATTCTGTGCAGGAAAAGATAACTGAACTGCTAATGGAAAATAAAGATCTGAAACTTCAGCTATTATCCAATGACAAATCAATAACATCACAAAGCGATAGAATTAGATACAACAATGCTATTTCCAACGAGAGTGCGTGTTATCACATGTATTTGCAACTCGAAGATGAAAAAAGAGAATATATTAGGGAGAATAGTGAGTTAAGAGAGCGGATAGAAGAATTAGAGCTTCGCATGTCAGAAGCTCCAAAAACAGATAATGTATCCGATGAAGAGTTGGAGAATCTTTCTATCGGAGAAATTAGATCAAAATGTTCAGAAGCCATAAATGGTACCACAGAGCGGCATACACAATGGTATGACCATTATAACGGCAAGAGTCGGGCAGAACTTGTACGAAGCATTAAGTATGTAGAAACGGTTTCTGAACGCCGGAAAAAAAGAATAGATAAATTACAAAAACAGCTTAACGATAAGAAGTTCGCACAATATTCTCAGGATGATGCAGTGACTTACAGTGCATTGATTAGGGAGCTGGATCAGTTCAAACACGATCTTAAATTATATCAGAAATTTTATGACGATGAGCAAAAACGCAATGATGAACTTCAAGTTAAAATCGCAGAAATGGCAGCGGCTACTCTATCGAAGGAAGAAGCAGTTCAAATCGTAGAAGAAAACATCGCCCAGGACACGGCGGCGAAAAAAGCAACACAAAGGAAAAAGGGTAGGCCGCAGACGATGACGGCGGATCAGATCGCACTGATCCATGTGTTGCGAGAACAAGGTTGCTCCATCCGGCAGATTGCAAAGCAGCTCGGCAAAAGTGAGGGAACCATTCATCGCTATATTCATGAAAAGCAGGAGTGATATTATGGCGGCGGAATGTCAGGAAACATCCGAAAAAGAATAAGAAATAAAAGTGCCGGAAGGACAGATGGATAATACTACTGCCCTTCCGGTTCTTATTAAATCAAAATATCATATAATATATCACATAATTTATCGTATATTATATAATATATTTTATCATATAATATATGACATAGGATAAACGATATTATAATACATTGCTTAAAATCTCGTTAAGTACCTTAGATACTGACATTTTCTGCGCTTTAGCCAGCTTTTCTAATTTGTCCATATTACTCTCATTCATGTAAAATGTTTTAGCTACAGCTTTTCTTTTCTTTGGCGTATCGGCGAAAATTTTTGAAATATCAATTTTATTTTTGCCCGTTACCTCAGTAGCATTTTCCACTTTTTTATCAGGGGTGGTTTCGGTAATGTCCTGGTTGTTTTTGGATGCTTCAATTTCGGCGGTTCTTTCTTTTGCAGTCTTGACTCCTTTAGCAAATCTGTTTTCTGCCATTATAAAACTCCTTTCTCCTTCAGCTCTGCAATAACAGAATCATAGGTTGCCCGGATAGTATCTTTAGGGTAAAGCAAATTTACCGGTTGATGCTCGATCTCTGTGTTTTTTAATTTTACGGTCATAGGAATAACCGTATTGACGATGATGTTATTCGGGATGGAATAGTCATCGGAATTAATGTAACCAGATAATTCGTCAATAAGTTTTGAACGCTTGTCTACATTACAGAGAATCAGAGCGCGGACGTTATCTTCTTTCTGATCCATCTCCTCTCTGGTGTCATCCCATAAAGCACAAAATAGTTCCGCGCCGGAAATACTGTTGGAGGAAATATCACTCGACAGAACGATACTATCAGCGACGTAGAATCCATTAATGTTAATAGCACTCATAGATGGGTTGGTGTCGATCATGATGTAATCATATTGTTGCAAGTGAGCTGCATTGTTTTTCAGGAAGTATTCAAGGATATGCTCTTTATTGCTCCGTGACGCCATTGCCTTTTCTGTTTTAAATAACAGAATACTGGAAGGAATTAAATCGAGATTAGGAAGTTCCGGGATTGGAGCTTTCATGATTACCTCTTCTGCGGTCGGCTGATTCTTCGGAAGATTTTCGAAAATATCTTTGACAGTTTTAATTTCTGTATTTGCAGTATCAACGCCGCAGTTACTTGTTAAGTTGCACTGAGGGTCGATGTCAATTAAGAGAACTTTGGAGGTTTCCGCCAGGATTCCGCTGATATTAAAAGTATTCATGGTTTTGCCGGAACCACCTTTTAATGTTGCCATTGTTACGATTTTCATAGGTATACCAGTCCTTTCTTAGATACAATATGTATAGTTCTATATTAGCTCTTTTAGAAAAACTAATATATGATAAATTATATGATATAATATATTAGAAGTCAATAGAAAACAAATTCTAATATAAGATATCATATATGAGTTAATACATGAACAAGTATCATTTACATTGTATTTGTTCGTATATTAACTCATGTGTGATATAGTATATTAGAAATTATATGATAAATTATATGATATAATATAAGATAAAATATATTATACAATGCAATTCAAATGCAACAAACCCAGTAAAATCAAAGGTTTTCGGCGTATTTAAGAAATAATGGTGGAATATTATGATTTTAAATATTGATTAGAAGATTCACAAAAAAATAAAAAAAGATTTGACAAGTTATATCCAAGTGGATATAATAAAAACAAGTAATTGAGAATAAAAAAGGCTACCTTCTTTTCAGAAGATAACCTTCAAAGGTAAGGACACTTCCTGAATTGGCAGTTCAGGTTGTTCCGAAGATATGAGACAAACATATCGTCCAGAATGATAAACACGACCTTACCTCTATACATATTGTATGGAGATAGTATAGCATAAAAACCCAGTAAAATCAAGGGTTTCCGGCGTATTTAGATATTTGTGGATAGAAATTAAGCGGTATGTGATCTCAGTCTCATACCGCTTTTATTTTGCTTAATTACTGTCAGATTTACCCGTCTTATTTGTTTTACCAGAACAATAAGACAACCGACCAGTTACCACGCTGATCGTCCTCCGGAGCATTTACCAGATGCAGCCGTTGGAACAAAACTAAATACGAAAAATTCAACTTAGCACATTTCTTTTTGAAAAAGGAATATGGTAGGGTGTATTTAATTTTGCCTTTTATGAGGTATATTTTAAACCACAATCACCTGTTCTGTCAAGAATAAACGTGTGTTTGGGTGTATTAAAGTTATATAAAAGGTATTACTTGTTATATACTCATGAATGGTTGGACAGGGTTTCAGGATTCCTCCTGGATAAACAAAATCGGTGTCGGCGAGCCTAACTAACAAAATCGTCGGGGTGGATCTGGTGCATCTATCACCGGATCAATACCTCAGAGGTTGAAGAGATTGCAAGACCTCATATGCCTAACCCATAACTCCTATTGGTACGAAGTTACGGCACATTGGTTAAGAATAGCATACACGGGGGTGAGAAGGTTCGCCCAGATTTATCTGGGGTATGACCTGACCACGGCAACCTACTGAATTGTAGGATTGCGGAAATGGACAAGTATTAGAAATGATACGTAGTGAGGGCGTGGATCAACCACTATTAAAGTCCAGACGGTAACGAAGACGACCGTACTCATAGATTTGTACCGCACTCCAAGGAACACGGATACTTCTGAAAAAGTGGATTGAGTGAGACAGAGTTTTCTAAAAATTTTTTCTGTAGGGAAACTCTGCCCGATCCAGAAAGCCGTTGCTTTTCCCCTATGGATTATTCGCCTTCGGCGGTGTCAACGTCAAGTGTTTCCATAAAAATACCATAAAAAATCTGCGTTAATTAATAGTGTTCAGAAAGTGAAATATCGTTAGGGGAAAAATCACTCTGAGAGAGCTAGAATCAAATAAAAAAATAAAGGTAAGTAAATCTTCCTGAAAGCAATTATAAGAGCAAATAGGGTCGATTTCGTGACAAATAGTTAAGTAATACGGGTATGCGCGTGATGCGATACCAGAAAGGATACAGAATGGCAAAAATTAATAACATAGTAAAGATGATCGAGTTTACGGACGAAAACGATCTGTTCTGGAAATTAGATCGGTACATGAGTACGGATCGTTCGAGGGCGAAAGAGAGCAAGGCCTATCGGGTCAAAGATATAAAATTAATAGACGAGCATCGAGTGATGGCGTACCTGGAAGAGGATCTAAATATCCTTCAGGTACGCTTTTTTAATGCAGATGGAGAGGAGCTTCTTCCAATGGATGAACCTCACACAGAGGAATACATGACATACCAGGAATTGCAGTTCATTAGTGATCTAGGCGCTATCACGTTCGAAGAGACAGAATATGAGATTGACGAAATCAAGTACGAGATCAATTCTTACGGAACACGCTGCGTTAATATATATTTAAGCTGAAGGAGAATAACAGAATGAAAAAATATGATGATGAACAATATAACGAAAAGCCGGACAGTGATTTTGATACAGGTTTCAGTAATTATGAACGCTTATTGTTGGAGCTTAACTACAAGAATTATTATCCGAACAAGACAATCAAAGAAATGAGTGGAGACAAGAATTACGAAGGTATGGAGACAGATCGGATCTCTGTTTACGAGAAAATTTTGAATGAATGTGGGCTTGATCCTGAAGCAGACTATGACAAAAATACGGATCATGCAAAACTACTCGAAGCAACTTACACGATTCTGCACAGTCTGTTGGGAAATATTGATGCATACCGAAAAGTTGAAACGGAATTTGTCACACAAGGTGAAGCATTCACAAACCTTCAGAATAGACTTAAGGATCTCAGGGCTGAGATTAATCGTGTTAAGGCCGAAATGCATTATAACGATTCAGATTTCACATTCATGTATTTCACGAGATAGGGGGTGTCGGATGGCGGATTTAATGTACACACCATTAGAGAATATTTTCGCTGCGACAATGGCGCGTGAAGGTAAAACTGTAAAAGCGTGGAGCAATGGTAAAGAGTTTGTGGCTTTTTTTCGGCGATGTGATGACGGGCAAAGCACAGAGGATCGGATCAACGTTTACTATGGCGTAGATGCGCCAGTAGAGCAAGGATCACTGATCCAATATGGAAGAAAAACGTATGTCCTGATGAACAAAGAAACAGAAGAAAATACCTGTTATTATAAATCATTCGGTATCGCTACGAATGGATTATTGAACAGTAATAACGGGACAATCAAAGACGTTCCGATCTACGGTTACGATATGAAAGATGGAATCGCATATTCTGACAAGGTGTTTACGATGATTTCTGGTAATATGGAAATTATCACAGAAAATACAGATACCATAAAAGAACTAAAGATTAACGATACCTTCAATCTCTATGGAAGAACATTCAGAACGGATAATACTTATATTAAGGATGGTCTGTTTCACATCATCGCACAAGTGACGACGAACGAAGTAGATCCAACCCCAACACCTGATCCAGATCCAGAACCGATTCCAACAACCACAAATAAGGTGTCGATTACATCGTCAACTGATACGATCAAAATTGGTGGATCGTACAAGGTTTTAAATGCCAAAATTACGGATGATTCCGATAATGACATCACAGCTAATTACACAGATGCAACATTTGAGTGGACGTGCGCTATTGATGGAGAAGATTACACAAGTAGCTGCACCTGGGTCAACGGCACAACGTTCAATAGTAAGCGTTTAAAAATGAGTAGCGATAGGACGATGTTATCAAAACAACTGGTTGTTTCTATTACTGTTTCGAAAGGCCAGAAAACAGTAATAGGAAGTTCTTCTTTCAAAATCACAACATAATCCAAAATAAAAATAGGTGGGAAACAGATTCTCACCTATTTTTTATAGCAATTTTTATTTTTTCAAATCTGGATCGTCTGTTCCATTAATCATGTTCGGCAAATGCTCTGAGATAAACTGTTGCTTCTCTTCCAGACTCATTCCTTGCATGAAAGTTTCCAGAACATCCAGGTGCTTTTGGAGACGTTCTTTCCGATATGATTTCATCGTAGCTTTGTCCTGATCCGAAACGTAATCATCAACGGTAAGCAGTTCCGTCGGATTATTTTGGTTATCTGGAACGAGTGCAAGGTGATAGTCGCATAGTTCGGATAATAAAATCAAGTCCTGAAGAGAAAACCGATCCTGGGTTAATTTATTCCTAAAAGTTCCGACAGAACATCCAATGCATTCCGCTGCGACCTTTGGTTTTACATCTGCATTCTCCATCATAAAACGAACAAATTTCGAAATGTGTTTCAAATTATCTGGAGCCATAAGTTCACACTTCCTTTCACGAAAAAGATTATTCTATTATCATTATATCATGAATTAGAAAAACTTACAATAATTATAAAAATATCATCAAAATAATTATCAGAAATAACTAAAAACATGATTGACATATCACGAAAATCGTGATACATTATATATAACATAATAAAAGGAGCATAATCATGAAGAGAATTATTTCAACGTCAGAAGGAGAGGTAATCATTGGAGATCTACTGGATCTGGTTGATTTCGTCCCAACCTATAACGTGATTTCATTGGATGAAAGACTGCAAAAGCGATTGGACAAAAAAGTAAAAGAGAATATAGAAAAACAGGGCATCACTTCCGAAAACTTTCAGGAAAGCACCTGGATCGAATTTGATCTTTCGTATGAAGGATATGGAGTGCAACGCGTTGAAATTTGTAAAATGTTGCTCGACACAGAGAAAAATCAGGAAGTTGACGTTTCGATAAAAGTCAATCTTGCCGATGGAGAATTACCAGAAGTCAACATGGTCATGAGCAATGTAGTGCAACAATATTTTTTCGGAAACGTTGGCCTGTTTGTGGAGAATAATTTACCAAGAGAGTAATTAAATGAAAGAAAGGACGCACAAAAGATGGCAACAGGAAGAACACGCTGCAACATTTGCGGCAAAGAGTTAAGTGAGGATGCAGAAAAGGAGCATATCGGAATTCATCAGAAGATTGGATATGGAAGTAACCACGATGGCGAAACCATTGATTTCGATATTTGTTGGGAGTGCTTCGACACGATCATTGAGAAATATTCTAAACATTGCAAAATCAGTCCGATTTTGGAGAGCAATAAAAGTCAGACCGTTTTGAAAAACGAAAAGAAGAACAGATTTTTGGATGGATTAGAAAATAAAAGGAAGAACAGACTTTCAGACGCGTTGGAAAATTTCGATAACATTTAAAGAGAATAATAACAAACAGATAGGCTCCATGATACACAGAGCCTATCTGAAGCTCAATAACAAAAGAGTACAGAAGATTTTGCAACAAAATTCGTAAGCAAAGAAATACAATTATTGAACAGTAATTTCTAAAGCATTTCAAGAGAAATCACTTGCCAATTCTGGCGAACAATCCCATTATTTTTAATATGCATTTCGATGTACTCTTCCTATTTATATAAGAAGGAAGTGAATTACTATCAGTAGAAAAGAACAACAACTAAATATTTTGCATCATTACTATCAAATGATGTTTCCACCAAAGCTACGAGAAGAAGAATACATCCGCATGGTTGCCATTCGGAAAGATAAGCATGGGAATCCAGTAGCCACAAAGGTTGGTTTTGTCAAGAATTTTGAAGAGTATTCGGCATTCGTGGAGAAACACAAATACACTCATGATATTTACAATCAAATCGCCACGAATCGAGGGGACAAGGATGGAAAAAAGACAACACAGAGACAGAGAAGGGTTTTATTCCTGGACTTTGATGGAAAAGATTATCCTGAACTGCACGATGCATCGGATTTTTCGTCTCTGATCCACGAAAAATTGCCACAGCTATTTCTCCATGCGTGCGTAGCAAGTGGTCATGGATTCCACTTCTACGTCTCCATCAAGCCCACATGTAAGATAGATGAAGTGGTCGCCTTAAATAAGGAACTTGTATCAATTTTGGGTGCAGATGCCAAAGCTGCATTAACCACTCAGATCACCAGAGTTCCATGCAGTTACAATCACAAACAACCGGATGGAAGCTACAATTATGACGATCGAGAAAAATGGTCTTATGTCAAAATGGTTAATAACACCTACGGTGTAGGAAGTCAGTTCAAACAGTTTGATCTTCCCTACGTCCAAAAGCAAATTGATTATTTCTACAAAGAACAAGAGAATAACACAATCTTAGAAAAAGTCGAATGGAATTACCAGGAATTGGATGACTACCCATGCTATCTGTGCGTCCAGAGAGTGATGCACGAAGGTGCAGATCAAGGCCAACGCAATTTCTGGCATGGAAGAATCGTCAAATATCTGCAAATGAATGGTTATACCCGTTCAAAAATTCATTCCATCTGCCGGGAATATAACAAAAAGTGTAGGCCAGCGAAATCGGAAAAGGTCATCGAAGAGGACACCAATCGTTTTCTTGATGGAGATTATAAGCTATTGGGATGCTACGAATCCTTTCCGATCGGAGATAAGCATAGGGGATGGGTCGAAGCTCAATGCGATAAAGTAAGCTGTAGCACGTACCACGATGGAGCCAAAATCTCCATCGACAAGGGTGGTGCAGCACGAATTAATAAAAAGGTATTAATGAACAAGGATCTGAGAACTATGACGGGAAATACATATTTAATTTTGACGCTATTGGATGTTTACAAGAATTCCTGTGGACGGCAAGGCTTTCGGGTCAAAAACCTAAAAAGATTTCTGTATTCATCCGTAACAAAGAAACAGTGCATTGCAGATCGGCTTTTGAAAACATTGCTTCTGGAATTGGAGAATAAGCAATGGGTCGAGATTATTCCTGATCCGAAACAACCTAAGAAATTTGACGAATGCAAACTGATTCTTACTAGGCGTTTGAAGGAATTTCAGAAAGGCTACATCGAATTTTATTTTTCGAGCGCTGGTGCTTTAATTGATGGAAGAATTTCGCAAACGGATTACATCGTCTTTATCACGTTGGTGCGAAACCTTTCAGATGGGAAAAAAGTAACCTACGATCAATTAGCAGATGACTTAAACATGGATGCACATAACGTCAGGAAGTACATCAAGAAACTGGAAAAGGAACGCTGCTTAATTATCCAAAAGCATCAGAGCGACAGAGGTTACTATTGGAACAAATACTGGATTCCTAATTCCGATTGGTCAATAGCACAGTCCCAAGATAACGGTATTCCATTTGCTACAGATATAGAGGAGAACAGACTGGTTCCTGATCTGGAAAAGGAATTGGATCTTAAGCTACTTGCTTAGAGAGAAGGAATAGGAGATGGATGGTCTGTTGGTAGGCAGAGCCTCCCCTCCTCATATCGTTCCCTACGGTCACTATATATTATACATTTGTATACAATAGGGGTAATTTTAAGCAAGTTTTGATTTGCGGAAAATCGTAAAAACCCTTATAAATACTGGATTTTTTGGACATTGAAAAGAAAAAATAAAGTACGAATTCCAGGGGTAATTTTAAGCAGATTTTTTATTGAAAAAATGGCAAAAAAGCCTTTATTTACAAGGGTTTTTCGATTTTTGTAACGTGCATTTTTGATTTTGAAATTACGAAGGAAGGAGAAAAATAAAATTGAGGGATAAGATTGCAGCTGTACATACGAACGTTCGCAGAGAAATTTTTGGTACTCAGTGGTCAAACCAACTTTGGATAAGTTAGGAAAGCTGACAGCGAATGATGATACAGAAGAAGGGCTAACCGGCTGGGATAAGACGTTATCGAAGTATCTGACAGAGCTTGTAAAGGAAGGACAGCTTACTTATAAAGATATTATGATCTGTGATGAAAGTAGAAATTATAATGTGCCAGAGCAATATATTTTTAGCCCTTATCGGAATATCATCGTAGCTTGCGAGAAGGATACGGTATTCCAATTCGTAAAAGACATAAGTACGCTGTTGGGATGCAGTTGCATTTCCTCAAAGGGCATCTGTGGCTTTGGTGCGATGGAAACATTACTGCGAAAAATCCGAGATAATTCGGAGAATAGTGTAAGTGAGTTGGTGTTCTTGATTATGAGTGACTATGATCCAACAGGATACACCATCGCAAACACATTTAAGATGCAAGCTGAAATAATGGCTCAACAGCTAGGAATGCACGCCAGGATTATTGCAAAGAGAATCGGTATAACGCCAGATCAGTTGACGGAAGATGAAGTGCAAAGCAATATGTATACACCAAAGAAAAAGGGTATGGAATCCTGGATGGAGGAAACAGGCGGAATAAATGGACTCAAAAAAGGATTGGAGTTGGATGCTCTCACACCTGAACGGATCAGAGAGATATTTGCAGATGAATTGAAAAATTATGTTTCGGATGACGCTTACACAGAATATGCAAAAAACACATTCTTGTGGAGAATAATCAGAAAAGAAGTGGATAAGTACATGGATGGCATTGTCAATGACGTTTTTGCAGAACTGGAAGATAAGGTGGAAGTGCAACAGCTTAACATGATGGAGTACGTTCGTCAGGGTGAAACTGCTATTCCATTTGACAAAATATGTTCAATAAATACCGATGTGCAAAGCCATGTTAAAAAATATTTTGAATAGCAAAGGAGAATTATATAATGGAAAATCAAATTTATGGAGACATATTAATCAGGAACATTGATGCATCTTACCTATATTGGAAGATAAAAGATGATGCAGCGATCAGGGAATATGAGCAGAAAAAGAAAGAAGTTGTCCGCGATGGTAGTAAAGAAGAGAACAAAATCATCGAAGCAGAGGTGGAAAAGCTGGCAAATCAGATCTTTAGCTTCAAACCAGAAATTACCTTACCAAGAAAGGACACACGATACCTTTACTCTGGAACGCTCACAGATAGCCTAATGACGCGTCATTTGAGAGAAGTGGTAAAAGATACGGACGATGCGATTAGAATGGATTCTACGGCACAAGGAACCGCTTATACCGACGTTATTATTAACTTAAAGTTCAAATCAGACGTTATCATTCAAACGGATGAAAATAAGAAAAAATATAATAATGAAACGGGTATTATTGAAGAGACGGAAGAAAAAAAGAATAAATGCTTACTTAGCGCAGAGAAACTTCGAAAGCTGGCGTATCGAGATGGAATCACAATAAATGGCGTTCATTATGTGAATTTCCAGAGAACATCTTCTAAAGCACGAACAGGAAATTGTCTTTTTATTGACGACAGATATTTTGATGCGATGGAAAAATGGCAGACCATGGAGATTCCGTTTCGAGAGATTTTTGCCAAAGATGATAAAATCGACATCGTATCTACGAGAAGCTATGAGAGTCTTACATCATCATCTATTATCGGAACGATTAACATTGACCCGTACTCAATCCTTCTAATTGACGAAGCAGATGGGACAGCTACCATGCCGTGCAATGTGGTTACGCTTAATCCTGACACAAAAAGGTTACAAGTTTCAAAACAGGATTACGAAAAGCATATTGATCTGTGGGATGGACAGAGCCTTGCAGACGAATCAATTTTTAAAGAGGGTACATACATTGATCGAAAAGATGGTCAGGAACATTCTTATAAGGATAAGGGATTTCTACTTCTGCGAAATCATTTTTTCAAAAGCGCAATTTTCAATACAAGGCTGCAAGCGTACTACAGAGAAGTGTTCACTGGCATCGAGAATCCAATCATTAAGGATCGCTTTGGAAATGAGTTTAATGCGTTCGATGTCAGATTGGTTACTACAAAGAACAGCGTAAAAATCCTGAAATTTGCGCACGTTGTAGCGCGTTATATGGTCGATGATTCAAAGAAAGATAAGTTGAAAGAGCTGGAATCAGAAATTGGAAAATTCGAAAATAAGCGTTCAGAAATTAATAATAGAGCTTCTGTAGCGAAAAGAAATCTGACCATCGTACAGAAAAAGGATGGAGTAACGTCGGATCAACTAAAGGCTACACAAGAGAAACTCGATCTGGCCACTAAGGATCAAGAAAATATTTATGAAATTGACGCAAAAATTAAAATCCTGAACAAAGCAGTAAGATCTGAGGAAGAACGCTTAACGTGGGACTGGTACAGAGAAAAGCTCAAGAAAAATCAGGATCAGTTTGGCGTTTGTAAATACGAGAAAACATCGAAGTTCGGTGATCGTCAACAGCTCTGGTACCAAGTGTTGGATAGTTTAAATCTGAACGAAGATCAGCTCTGGAAGATCGTGGAACCTCAAGTCAATGAGATTAACTTAATGCGCAAGTACCCAGCGTTTTTGAAGCATAGCTTAAACACTAAGGCGTCAGATTCAGAGAAAATTGGCAGTCGCATGATGAAAGAAATGCTTCAGATTAACGAGGACATCACCAGGACGAAATGGTACACGGACTTCCGTCATTCCTACATCAGTAGCATTTTGGATCAGCTATATGCCGGGAAGATTCAGCTCAACAATTCTGACTTCTGCACGCTGGTTGCAAATCCATACGAAATGCTAAGGGCATCCGTCGGAGAGAAAATTGAAACAAGTATCTTATCTGACTTCCAGTGCTATTGCAGTCGTTACGCTGATGGAGAAGAATTATATGGTTTTCGAAGCCCACACATTGCTATTGGTGAGAACGCCATTCTGGAAAACACTTATCGTGACGAATGGAAGTGGTTTAATTTCACGGATCGGATTCTGATTATCAATCTGTTTGGAAAAGGTGCTTTCTTGTCGGATATATGGCAGGGCAGCGATCAGGATAGTGATGTGGCTTATATTGGTAACGATCCTACTATTCTTCAAGCGACCAAAGAGACTGTTGAATCTGGAAAGTATCTCGTGCCAATCAATGGTCTTTCGCCAGAAAATGATCCACAAAATTATACTAATGAAAGAATGGCGACGATCGACGGCAAGCTGGCGAATGATATGATCGGAAGAATTTGTAATCTGGCAAGAGATCTTCAGTGCTTGTATTGGCACCTTTATAACATTGGATCAGAAGAGAATAAGAGAAAGTATCTTCCTCAAATCTACGATGACATTTGCATTCTTAGTGTTGCATCTTGTATTGCTATTGATTCTGCGAAACGACGATACAAAGGCGTGGAATTGGTCACAGAGCTGAAAAAGTTGAAAGAAAGACCATATCTCAAATCCAAAGGAGCCATTCTGCAAAACGATGGTACCATCACGCTCGTGGAAAAAAGATATAAGAAGTGTTTCTCCAATGAAACCATTCGGAAATACCAGGACTGTTTGAATGCAAGAAACGCTGCATCGACAGAAGAAGAGATCCAGAAGTTTACGGATAACATAAATGAAATCCTAATGAGAGAAGATCCACACATGATACGTCCTCTCTTTACGAAAGGGCTAAAATCCAAGCCAAAGAAGAAAAAGAAGCACTTTCCAGATGAAGAGAGCCAAAAACTATACCAGGAAAAGCAGATCCTTGCAGCGCAAGAGCGCAAAGAGCTGGAAGAAAAAATCTATATCCCCCTGGAATGTACAATGGATAAGCTGGCGAAAGTCATCAAAGGACATCTGGAACGAGCTGAAAGAACAAAGTTGATTACGTTTACAGAGATCTTAAATCCAATTCCAAAAGGCTTCAAAGCAGACTACAATCGAATCACGGCAGTGGAAAATATTGCTATTGAATGGAATAATCGTCTCAACCAGCTTTACGCAAAATATAGGGATGGAGATATTTCAGGCGAAGAGATGTTTCAACAAAAGCAGAATACGATCCAGAATGCCATTAACGCTATTAAATATGTGGACGATGATTGCAAGATTAAGAGAGAGGTCACGGCGTGGGATGTTCATAAGATGATTCGTGATGTGTATGACATTCATTCTGAAAAGGACAACCATGGAAAGATTAAGAGAGTGGATGGAAAAGTCGTTATGGTCGATAAACGGAATAAGAAGCTCATTGGAGATAAGAAGAAACAGTGTGTAGGACAGAAATTACTGCAATGGGTTTATGAAGCGTTTCCTGAAGAGTTCATGGAGGTATTTAAACACAACGTCGGTTATGTTTCATATTTAGAGGAAGTAAAAGAGAGTGATTCTTCTTCCATTCAGAATATGAAAGATTTGAAAAAGTGGCTTGATACAAGGGAAGTATTCGATCTGTACGGTAAAAAATATAGAATCGGAAAGAAAATCGCTCCATATAATGAACACTGATTATTTAATGTGGGTGGATGGTATGTGATGGGATATTACGTCCCATCCACCCATTAAAGAAAATCCCCCAAGTGGATAGTAAATAGTGTTCAAAAAATATAAAAAATTTATGGGAAATTTTGATGTGACTTCGAACATAGATAATGAAGTATATGGTATATTAAAATAATAATTATATCACGAAATAAAAAATAAATCAAGTGGTAAAATTATCGCAAAAAACAACTGTTTGCTTAAATTCACATATATAATCGAAAGGTGATTGATTATGTCTCAACAAGAATTACGAGAAAGACTCCTTAATATCATCAAAAACGAGGGAGTCAATCAGAAATTTATATCAAAGCAAACACATATTAACGAAGGACTACTTTCGAGATTCAAGAATGATAAAGCAGAACTTGATTATCTGGATAGCAGATCCTTAAATAATTACCTTCAATCGAAGGGATATTAATTAGGTATTAGCCGTTAGATGGATTAATCTAGCTGACGGTTGATATAGATTGTCCAACGAGACCGAATTTCTTTGGGCTAACTGGATTCATCTTTTTCATTATTTCGGATATTCTCCTTTCTTTCCAACGCATAAGCGTTGACTTTTTTCCGAATAGTGACATACTAGGACGGTTCGATACCGTCGCATCTGATATTCAAAATTGGATGTTCATTAAAAGCGTATAGAATATACACTTTTATAATTAATCTACAATACTGTATTTTAATTGCAAACAGGTCTTTTGTGGGGTTCCCTGACCTCCTTTCTAATTAACTTTTGAAAGAACCCCATCAAATTTGAAAATGATGTACGTCCGTTGGGACGTTCAAAATATAGATATTATTTGTGCGAAAAAAAATAGTGGGTCTGATCGGATGCAACGTTTATGGGGCATGGATCGGAAACAGGAAAGGAAATACAATGGAAAACACAAATGAAGTTACAACCGTAAACCAAGTGGCAGATGGGGTATCAATCGAATTTGATACAACAAAAGGAACAACAGAGGTCAATGCGGAAAATTCCGTCACGATGTCGAAAGCTGATTTTAATAAAGCCATCCAGAGTGCGGAAGATAAATTACGTGGAAAATACTCGAAGGAGATCAAAGAGTTGAAAGACAAAATCCAGGAACTTACACCTGTACAGAAATCTCAGGCTGAAATTGATCTTGAAAATCGTATCGCTGCATTAGAGGAATCCGAACGGAATATCGCAGCTCAAAAGAGACGACTAGATGTTCAGGAAAACCTGTCCAATAAAGGCGTGGATAAAGCGTTGGTTGACTATCTTAAAGATGATGCAGATGTCGATGCACTGGTAAATATTATTGATGGAATCGTGAAATCACGAATGAAATCGAATGGTTATGTACCGACAGAACATTCTTCCGACGAAAAAGTTACACCAGAGGAATTTAAAAGAATGACATATTCTCAGAAGGTAGAGCTATCGGAACGTTCACCAGAACTATTCAAGAGACTATCTTCGAGAAGATAAATTAAACGGTAATTGTTGAATTATTGTATAGACCTGTCCTGTGTGGATGGGTCTTTTTTGTTTGAAAAATTATAAACGAAAGGAATGATAAAAATGGCTATAGTAGTACCAGGAATTTTCGCAGACGCTACAAACGCTGCGATGGATCATGCGATTCGAATTGGTAAAGTGGCTTTTGATGCCACGGATTTAGTACCCGATATTACAGAGTGCGGAGATGAAGTTCATTTCCCAACAATAGATCGGATTACTGATGCAGAAACAATGGTAAAAGGAACAGATCTAACTCCATCTGAACTGTCTATGACGGATAACAAAGCGGTCGTTAAGCAGGTTGGCAAGGCTGTTCGAATCTATGACAAAGATGCAGCTCAAACCAAAGGAAGAGTTGTAGATCTTATGGCAGAGCAGATCGGTGAGACGATGGCAGATCGTGTTGACGCTGATCTTGTCGATGAAATGGATACTGCAACTGCATACAAAACTGCAACTGCAAAGGCAGATGCAATTACATATGATGAGCTGGAAAAGGCATTCGATAATTTTGGCGATGATGTTGCTACAAACTCTTTCGCTGGAATCATTATCAATAGCAGACTAAGAAGCTCCTTCATGGCGATGCCACAATTCACGAAAATTGATTATACTTTTGCAAAAGAGGGCAATGGTACCGTTGATGACAATGGAGTAATTGGTTATTGGAACGGTGTTATTCCGGTAATTGTATGCAACAATAACACTTATGATACCACAAAGAGTGAGTGCAAAACCTACATTGTTAAAAAGAATGCGCTGGGCATTATTGTTCAGAAGGAGACAAGCGTTGAGGAACAGAGAGAATCTCTCAAGAAAGCAACACTTCTTTCAGCGGATAAGCTATATGCAGTAAAACTTCTGAATACAAAGGGTTGCACAATTCTTAGAAAAACAATCGCATAGATTAAAAAGAGATGACTTCACGGTCGAATTTTCGACCATGAGTTTTTTATTATGGGGGGTGTGATGTTATGGTCACATGATATTGCACCCTATTCTTTTAAGGCAATTTTTATTGTAAGAAAGGAAAAAAACACCATGCTTAATTCGCGTGATTTGAAAGAATATAGATTACTACATGGTCTTAGTCAGCGAGATGTTGCCATGTACTGCGATGTGTCATATCGCCTGATCGGAGAAATTGAAAACGGACAGAAAAATCTGACGGATTTTAACTATCACGAGATCATTAAAGGGATTAACAGTGCAGTCCAGGCGAAAGCCAGAGGGACTTTTGAAGAAGATAAAAAGAAATACAATGCAAAAGAAAATGAATATGAGCGCAATCGAGTAGCACAGAAAAAAGCTGAAGAAAAGATTGCGACAAAAAAGAAAAACACTCGATCATCTTCCAGTAGAACGGTTAAGAGTGAGACAAAGTAGAGGAGGTCACAGTGTTTCGAATAGGAAAAAATTGTAGTCGTGGGTACATGCAAAGTACCGAAACACGATTACAAGAATGCAGAATTTTGATAAAAATGAAAGCCTTATTAAACAGGACTTATTAAATATTTTACCGGCATGGTGGACACAATTAAATCCAGATCAATATTATCTGGTACTGACGAATGATTGTGATTCACTGTTCAGTTGTGTGCGTTTAAAAACTCTTTTCGGATTGGAGATCGGCGGCTATTACGACTTCGAAAGTGGGCTATGGCTCAATCAGGAAAAGACTTGTTACGGGTGGAAAACACCTGTCTTTGTTGACCTATCAGTAGGCCAAAATCAATTATGTTTTGATAATCACAGAACATTTCTAAAGAACCATAATAGGGTTAATCCGAATGTTATCCATAAGAATAGATTCAACGAAAAATATAATTTCGGAACGATCACATTAATAGCTGCATTATATGGTGGTGTGGATCGAATGAATGAAGAATTAAAGACCATGCTACTTGCCGTTGACGGTGGATTCATTGGGTATTATAAGCATGGCGGACGTTATTCAAATATTAATCTGTATTGGCTCGATAAGTTGGGTTTGACAGAATATCTCGTTCCAATCCTGGAAAAAAGAGATGTGAAATATTTCCAGGATTTTTCGGTCGATCGTGGGCTATACGATAAAATTGAAATCAACAAAGACGGCTATCTGGAATCACCCACATACTCTGATTCTGTGCCAGATTATCAATTTGAATTAGTACAACCCGTGCAGAAGATCTTTACCACCACATCGGGTGTGATGCAGCGTGTTAAAAATCAAGAAAAAATAATAGTATCGGCTGAGACGTATGAAGGAAAGTACGTCATCAACGTCGCAGTCTGATAAAAATTGAGGAATAAAAGGAGTAAAAATAATGACAAGAACTGAGTTTGAAGTTTTTAAAAACGAAAATCTACTGAAGAGATTCTACTGGAGTTATTCGATCGCAGAAAAAATCTATCTCACAAGAAAAGGCTACAAGTACCTATTCCGTTGTACTCACTATAAATCGGGAAAATATTTTTGGGTATTTGATAAAACAGATGCACTTATGGATGACGTAAGAGCCTGGAAAGCAGAACACAAAAAGAAAGTGAGTGAACAGGTGGTTGAATAGCAGTCTCACGGAAGAAGAGATCCAGGATCGGTACGGTCATGGATTATCTGAAGATCAAATTAAGTCATTATGCCCATACGAAGATGGGGAATTAAAGGGTGAATATGGTGGTCAGGATTACACTACGACGTATGATCCACTGACCGCCTATGCTCTTCGAAAAAGATTTCCGGTTGTTGCATGGGGAAAAATAAAGAAAAATCATAGGGCGTTCGTATTCAGAAAAAGAAAACCAATTATGTTGGATTTCTGAATTACTGAACGCTACTTTTTAATGAAAGGAAAGTTTCAATTTTGGAAAATTATAATAGGAAGAAACGTGAGCAAAGACCACGATACATGGGCTATGTCACGATGTGGAACAGAGAAAGAAATTATGGTTTCGTTCGCTGTTACGATGATGGACAATCATATTACGTTAGCGGCAAAGTTATTAATGAGGAACCGTTTTTGGTTAAGAAAACGGTTGTTGAGTTTGAAATAGGACACGGGGAAGATCGTGACGGGAATCCGACAAGTTATGCATTGAATTTACTTGTAGCGGAAGTACCAGAGGAGAGACGGGAAAAATATGGAAAATAAGAATATAGTTAATCTATTAGCACCTTTTGTTGTTAAGACATTTTCGCCAGATCAAAATGCAAAAAATGTTATTTCTACATATGAAGCATTAGAGCGTATGGAAAGTGGCGAAACGATAGATTATGCAGAGCTGTTGGATGTAGCGCAAATGATAGCCGAATTATCGAAACTCTTAAAAAATTATGATGATTTATCGGTTGAATACACCAAGCTAATGAACACAGTTGTTCCGTATCAATGGTTTTTACGATATAGACTATTCGCACTAACATGGTTTAAAGTTAGAACACTATTTGAAAGAGAGTGTTCCGATGAAGAAAGAGTTGTAGAATTAATAGAAGAAATTGGCAAACGTGTCATGAAAAACCAAAATGCATTTTTATCTGTTTTATATGAAGGATATAAGACAGAACAGAATAATCTTAGCTGTATATTAAGTCAAAACGAAGATGAAAAAGTAGGTAAAATATCTAAAGAAAAGATAGAAAATGTTACGCAAAAGCTACCTGTTAAATTGCATAGTATTAGATTATACCACGGAACATCATACGAAAATTATTTGAAAATTCAAGAGGATGGATACATTAAAGCATCAGATTATTTAGATGGCGATTTTCCGAATGAAAATGTAGCAAAAATATATCGTGATGAAAGTGGATATGTTTTTTGTTCGGATGATATGGATCGTCCATTGGCGTATGGTATTGGCGGTTTTAAAGAAAATACTCTTTTTCGATATTTTAAAAGCAAAGATAAGAAAGAACAATCAAATTTAAAATATCATGGGTCAATAAGTGTGATTTTTGAAATTGATACATCCAAGTATGAGACATTCTATTATAGTGGCAAGAGGGAAGGAGAGTTCCTGATTAAAGGAAATGTCTCTTTAGATGATGTGAAAGTGCATATGTATAAATGGGATTATTACACGGGAATTATTGAAAAAATCAATGAAGATTTTTTGGTGAAAGAGGGAATAAAATAGTGATTTATGTAATGAGTGATATTCATGGGAGAATAGATTTATTTGATGCTATGTTGGACAAAATTAATTTGCAAAAATGCGATAAACTCTATGTGATTGGGGACTGTATAGATCGGGGCGGTGGACTCCAGGTATTGCAAAAGATTATTGAATTACATAAAAAAAATATGTGCGATTTGATATTAGGGAATCACGAATATTATTTTTGTGTAAATAGCAAATATCATTTAAACAGTGCAGAGATTGAAGAATACCAGCGAGAAATTAATCAGAGGACGATACATAGAGAGCAAGAACAACAGGAAGAAAAACATACGTCAGAAACAATGGCGGATGCGCTCTCAAACTTATTCCGCAGTTTTTCCAAGTTAAATAATGCTATAGAGAATAATAATAGGGTAGGAGAATTGCAAAAGAAAATCAACACATCAATCAATATGTCGGAGCTTTGCTCATACACCACTGAATGGGAAACATTTTCGGATTGGGATCGGATGTCAAATGATGAGCGATCGGAAATATTGGATTTTCTTTCAAAGTGTGTTGAAGAAAAATATGTCAAAGTGGGAGACAAATCGTATTTACTTGTCCACGGTGGGCTTTCAAAAGAGAATGAAAAATCAGAGCAATTATTTGTACGAGAAGATTTTTATATGAATCCTGTTGATAGAACAGTTCTGAAAGAAAAGGGATATGCAGAAGATACGGTTGTTGTTTTTGGACATACCACGACACGAGATATTAATCTTAATAAGAAGGGCATATATATTGCGCCATACAAAATATGGCATGATGTTGAAAATCATAATGATAAAATTGGAATTGATTGTGGAGCAAGTTTCCCTCATGGACAGTTGGCCTGTCTAAGATTAAATGACATGAAAGAATACTACGTCACGAATCAACAACAATTTATCACACCCATAGAAAAAATGAATGGGATTTTTGGAAAGTTTAATTTTAGAGAGTTGATGAAAAATAATGAAGAATAGAGAAAAATATTTTATGGCGGCGTGTGCCGGTATGCCGTTTGGTTTGGTTGGAATGAGTGTTGGAGTATTTCTTACATGGATTTTCAATAGCATATCAGGAAGAAGGTAAAAATGGCAAATAAAAACGCGGCTGGTAGTAGTGTTTCTACGGAAACGTCCGTCTACCAAACTTTAAAAAAGATGATAAATACGGACACAAAAGTATACTACATAATGTGGAAGTATTGTCCTGAGTACCTGAAAGATCATGAAAAGAATCCGATCAGGACGTTCGATGATTTGAAAAGAAGGTATGCAGTCTTTGGAGGAAAGATCACAGAGAAAACGTGTGAAAAATACATGTTGGAAGAAGGTGTGCAGAACGCTGTACTGTGGTTACTCAAACGATTGCACCAGAAAAAGCAGATTGAACTGTATAATGCCTATTACCAAAAAGCATTATCAGGCGATGTCCAGGCGTTTAAAGCATTCGAAGATTTTTCCGAAAAATTCTTTTCGGAAAATAAGGAAAATGGTCTTGTAAGTATCTTAAACAAAGTATCCGAAACCGATCTGGAAGATCCAGAAGATTACTCTTATGAGTACAAGGAATAACAATGACAAACAGTTGTGCGAATTTCTATATACCAAAAATGAAGGTTTCGGATTTACAGAAAAACAGGACTTACAAATTTTAAAAGAATTGTTCCCTGATGCCAGGGAGATTGAAATAATTTATAGTACGAGGGGCGAAGCTCATTTCGTATTAAGACGTTAAGGTTGCACGAGTCAGATCATGCAGCCTTTTTTATTTTTAAGGGGGCGAAACGTGACAAGAGAAGAAAAGTTGCGAAAAATAGTCGCTGATCCTGTCTTGTGGTGTCGTTATTTCGTCCACATCGTTGACAAGACAGGAAGAAAAGTAAGATTTGAGCCGACGTACCATCAGAAGGTGTTGGCGAAAAATTTTGGAAAATTTAATATTGTAGCGAAATCGAGACAGTTAGGTATCACGTCCTGGGCGATAGCCTATTCGTTATACCTAACACATACACAGCCTGACACTGTATGTATGTTGATGTCTTATTCGCTTGATACGGTTGACATTGTGTTTAAAAAATTGAAAGCGATGTACGATGATTTAGATCAGGCCGTTAAATTATCTGACGTGGCGAACAACCGGAAGGAATTGATTTTGGAAAATAGATCAAGAATTGTTTGTTGTGTGTGCGGAACCAAAGACGCAGCGAGAGGATCAACCTTACGTTATGTTCATCTTACAGAAGTCGCCTTTATGGATGATGAAAAATTGAAAAATCAGTTGGTTGCGATTGAAGCAGCGTTACGTCCTGACGGTCAGATCGTACTTGAATCCACTTCAAATGGAATGAATTATTGGTTCGAACTATGGCAGAAAGCAGTACATGCAGAGAGCCAGTACAAGCCGTTTTTCTTTTCCTGGTTGGATGATAAGCGACAGTTTCTTCAGGAATACGAGCAGAATACAGAGATTTATTACAATCGTTATGGAAAATACCTGGAAGAGAACGAGCTGGATGAAGAAGAGTTATCTCTATATTACAAAATGGGTGCGGAGAAAAATCCCCTTGCCATGAAGAAACTTATGTGGCGAAGAATGAAGATAGCGAATATCGGAATCGAAAAATTCCGTCAGGAATATCCGACTACAGCTACAGAATCCTTCCTTGTGTCAGGAAATAATGTGTTCGATCTGGAAAAAATACAGTCCAGAATGAACGGTTTGTATGAGACGAAATCATTATCGCAAGTCGGTATGAAGCTATCGCCAATGATTCGCAAGTGGAAGAAAGATTGGATTATGTGGAACACACCAAAGATCAACGAAAGATATTATGGTGGAGTCGATACGGGTGAGGGCATTGGTTCTGACAATAGCGTTATCGAGATTGTGGATCATAGTGGTATCCAGGTGTTTGAATTTGCTTCAAATAAAATCAAGCCGTATGAATTTGCAGATCTTGTTCGTGAGGTTGGAGAATACTACAATACAGCTTTACTTGTAGTGGAGAAAGCATCCGCTGGACATACCGTAGTAGACAAGCTCTATGACAGTGGCAGTCGATACCTACGATTATATAAATACAAGGAATACGATGCCAAAGGTAAGGCCAGAAAGAAACCTGGATTTCAAACATCTGCGAAGAGCCGACCTATTATTATCAATAGGTTCGTGGAGATGTTTGAGACGGGACAGATACTTATTAATAGCAAATATCTTCTGGATGAAATGAAATCATTCCAGTTGGATGATAATGGAAAGCAACAGGCCGTCCAAGGCGCAAAAGATGATAGGGTCATGGCTTTTGCGATGGCATTAGAAGGGTTAACCAATGGCGTTTGGTACATATAATGAACACTATTTGTGAAAGGAAATAATTAAAATGAATTATGAAGAATATAAAAGAGTCATCGACCAAGGAATGGTCGAATACGTAGCAAATGGAGGTAGTCTTTTCTTTATGGCAGGTGTAACGAAAGAATATATTTTTGCGTATGACAATGAATACGATGCAGCCGATCACAAGAAAATTCTGGCGGATAAAGCTGCAAAAGCGATCTATAAAAAAGAAAAATTACCAGACGGAATTCGCCTGAAGAAATGCATCTTCCATGGAAGGAATAATAAATGATAAATCCAATTAAAGCAATCAAAAATTTTTTCGGAAAAGGAGTGGAAATGAATACGGATAAAACGTATTGGTATAAGGATGAAATACAAAAAATAAAATATAAAGACAGAATCAACAGAGTAGTAAGCATTGATGAATACCTGCGGAGAGAACATAAGGTTCTTCAGATTCCATCGTTTGAATATAAAGAACATACCTTCGAACCAACACGCCTGGTGCTTCAGACTTTAAAATCAATCATCAAATTCCACAGCTCTTACATATGTGGATCACCTGTTTCAATCACTGGTGACAAGGAATTTGTCTCTTTGTTGAACACTATTTATAAAAAGGGTGGGTATACAAAAACGGATCTTGAGGTGGCAAAAGATCTGATTACATATGGCGATTCGTTCGAGTACGTCTATCTCGATGGTGATGGAAAGATTCGCTCAAAAATCATTCGAAACAAGGACTCCTATCCAATTTATGATTCCTATGGAAATTACACCCACTTTGTGGAATATTGGAAAGATGAAGATACCCGGAAAGAGCATTATATTGTTTATTATCCAGATAAAGTGGAGATTTATGAAGATGGAACGCTGACGGATACGAAAAATAATCTTACGGGACTTCCAATATGGTACAGTGCGATGGATAAGTCAAAATATGACAAGTTTGGTGATCCGTTCCCTCTTGATCTGATGGGAATTATGGATACGATTGAAGCTCTCTTGTCAAAATTGGATACGGCAGTTAATACCTTATCCCTATCGCCACTAGGCATCGTGTCAGGTCAGCGCATGGATTCGAGCATTCCAACCAATATCGTTGGTGCAGTGATGAACCTGGAAGATGGAGCTACGTTTAATTGGGCGAATGCTCAGATGGATAGAGAGAGTATCAAGCTGGAATTGGATTATGTGATCCAACAGTTCTATGCTATCGCTTGTGTTCCTGCGAGCATCATGGGTCAATCAAATGTAGCGAATGTTTCTGAAACAAGTATTACTATGCTCTATCAACAGTGCGATAATTTTGCACGTCAATATATTGCCAGCATGAAGGAAGGATTCGAACAAAGACTTGCATATATAAGGAAGTTAATGGAATATAATGGTCAAACAGTGGCGGATGAAGTATATGACAGTGTGAATTTTTCATTCAATGTTGCACGGCCTGTTGATAATGCTTCGGATATGGAGAACATGCAAATTCAGTACAACTGCGGCGCGATCAGTAAGCAGACGATCATCGACCGATCCCCTTATACCACAGATACCGCTTTGGAATTGAAACGGATCGAAGATGAAGCCAATGCAAAAGTGGAACAAGTAGAAAAAATGGAATCTGATCCAGTGGTGGACACAAAGACGGAAAAAATTGAGTTGGATGAAAAAGTTGATTAATATATAAATATTATGGATTTGTCCCATAAATAATGGTATAATCATTTATATATGTACGAATGGAGTAGTTATATGGATGAAAAACTATTAGAGATGGGAAAATACAATTTAGTATTTAATGAAATTTTGGGAATTGATATTGAAGAATATACTATTTATAGATCGAAAGGTCTGCCAGCACATTTATTGAATCGTCATCATGAAAATTGTTTAAAATATATTGATTATATTCCAGATATAATCAATAATCCGGATTATATAGGCGTCAATCCGAATGAAAATGATGATTCCATTGAGCTTATTAAAAGATACAAAGATAATATCCTAATTGGTATAAAATTGGATAAAAGCGGTGAGTATTTGTATGTATCAACAATGCATAGCATTGCGGAATCAAAAATAGAAAGACGTTTACATAGTGGTAGAATTAAAAAATTTATTGTTGACAAAATTGAAAATGAATAGTATAATAACATTGAAAAGTAAATAAGATAGTAATAAGCATAGTTGTTTTTGAGGTCGGAAATGGTTCCCGACGCACTCTGTAAAGAGTACCTGAGATGATGGATACGCCGCCCATCCTTAAATGACTATGCTTTTATTATGTCAAAGAAATATGAGCATTCAGGAAAATATTAACACCATTTTTCTGAAAAATAAATCAGACTACTGTTTTGTTGTAATCCATAAATGGAAAGATCGCGCCAGTGATGAAATGATTAAAATGGAAAAAGAAGAGAAGGAAGAAGAGGAAGAGAGTTTCATAAAATCATCCCCATATTCCTGAACCGTAACGACAAAAACAAAGAATAAAAAGGCTCTGTATTGCGAGATTTTAAATTCTAAGGTAGAAATGATCGTGAAAAACGCATACAGAGCCTTTTTCTAACCCCATATTCTGCGGATGGAAAATCTGATTCCACAAAAAGTGGGATTTGATGCATTTGACTTCACAAATTGTGGAGTGAAAATTACCCCCATATTTATTTTTGGAGATTTTGGATTCCAGACGGGCAAGGTTCTATATAGACTCCTATTATGGCAGCGAGCTACCTCTATGCAGAAGCTGACTCGGTGTTTTGCCGACTCAATCGGGTTAGGGTATAGTTGTTTCTCCCTGTTGGACACTTAGAGGTCGAAATGTGAATCTCAGAAATATACCCATAAGGGTATATGAAAATCAACCCCATATTTTTCCGAATTTGCAAGCGATTTAAAAACTGGATTTTGCACATATATAGGGGGTATATGACGCGATAAGAATTTATGATTTTGACCCCTATGGGTATAGTTTAAGACTATGATTCAAAAATGAGTTTTTGCTTAATTTTACCCCTGGTCTTTTATGGGCATTATGGTATAATCGGGATGCGAAATTGCGCGATCGGATAAGGTGGAATCAGGGACGGGAAGATTTTGGGAACGGGTTGGATTGGTGGGGATGGAATAAACCCTTATTTTTTACGGCTTTTTCACGTAATTCCGTTCAGAAAAAATCCTCCAACTGGAATCATGGAACCAAAATTAACCCCTAAGAGAGCAATCCAGCCGCCGGAAAGCAAGGAAATTTCGCTTCATAAGGGGAATCGGCTGCATACCGGAAGATTTGTGCCAGATAATCATGAATGAATAATATGCATAATAAATGAATAAATACACGCATAAAGAAAGCACCCACTTTTTTCAGTGAGTGCCTTTTTATAAACCCAATGTTCAATTATAAGCGTTTATTATTCGAAATAGTTAAGATCTGAAGTGAGCTTATTCTTGCTCTCTGCCGATCCATGGATGTAGAACCGCATGGTCGTTTCAATCGTAGAATGTCCGGCGATGTCCTGAAGAGACTTGATGTCCTGAAGGTTTTCGCACTTCTTAGAGATCTGTGTTAAATACTGGTGGCGGAGCATATGGGGATAAACATTTAATCCTTTTGCTTCGCCCAGGCGATGGATCATCTTATAAACACCGTTTGAAGTTAAGGTTCCACGAGATCCGATAAAGACTTTCTGTGAGTCGGTCGAAGGTCTATGCTCGATCCATTCACGCAGAAGAGCTTTGTAATCGCCGGATATATTGATTTCTCTGTATTTATCGCCTTTACCACTTCTGATTATGATATAGGAATTTTTCGTGCTATCCAGATTGATAATATCGGACATTTCTAAGTCAACCACTTCTGTTTCACGCATACCCGTGTTCAATATTGTTTGTGTAATAACTCTGTGCAGAAGGGATGCGTTACCTTCGACGTATTTTAAAAATTGAAAAAGCTCTTGCTTACTCAATACCTCTACTTTGGGATTGATGTTTCCTTTCTTCTTTTCTACTTTTATTGTTTCATTTCCATAAGCGTTATGGAGAAAATTGCAAAAGCTCTGCACGGCTGCAAGTTTCGTATTAATCGTTGAAAGAGACGCTTTCTGCGTTTTGTCCAGGTATGTTCTGTACGCCTTTACCTCTATAGGGGTAAGCGTTCCGGCAAAGGGTTCTCCACTGGTTTCTTCTGCCCAATGAAGGAAAATCGAAATATTGCTCAGGTATCCTTTTACGGTATTCTGGCTTTTTCCGATTCTAAGTAGTTCTTCCTGATAATCATGTAAAATCTGTTCTGTGTTTTTCATACAAATAACCGCCTTTCTTTTTTATAGCACTGTCCAGGTACTATCTAAAGTATAGCAAACGTATATTCGAAAGTCAATATAATTTGTACGCATAATATAAATTATATGGACAAATGCATTTTATACCACATCCAAAAAGAACCAAAACCGCCGGAATTTAAGAAAGATAGAACGCATTTTTTGTCCATATAATTATTTTTGAGGATTTTATAAAACAGTTTATACCAGATATACAGAGCCGAAAAAGGGCAAAAGAAAAGCCGATCCTTTTATAGAGAATCGGCTGCATGATCTGTATTAGCTGTCCTTACTATCTGGCGTTACTTCCATTATATCGCCAGGTTGACAATTTAGATATTTACATATTTTTTCTATAATATCGGTTGTAACAGATTGCCCTTTCGATAATTTCGCCAGTGTGGGCGAACTAATCACTGATAACAAATCCGTTTTCTTTTTGCCTTGCATCGCAAGTAAAGCAAATAATTTATTGTACTGCATCTAATTCACTTCCTTTTATATAATATCGTCTAACTTTTATATTAGTATATCATAATAAGAAATAAAAAACAACACAAAAAATATTAGCAAATACTAATAAAACCATTGACAAAAATATTAGCATATGCTAATATAATATCAACAGATAGAAATAAATCTGTTAGAAAACTAAAAAATGCCTATCGGCTGCATAACCTGGACAGTTTCACCGATAGGCACAACCAAACAAAAGGCGGTTGCTAGTATATTATAGCAGAGCCGCCGGAAAAAAGAAAGGTGGTTTTATTATGATGAATGTTTTTGTAACAAATTTAGGAAAGTACAACGAAGGTTGTCTAGTCGGTGAATGGGTAACTTTACCAGTATCGGAAGAGGATCTGAAAAAAGTTTTCCAGCGTATCGGAATTAGCAACAAACCGGATGTAAACGGCAACTATTACGAAGAGTATTTTATTACAGATTATGAGTGTGATTTTTACCGCGTTGGGGAATATGAAAGCATTGATACTTTAAACGAGATGGCGGAAAAGATGGAGGAACTGGACGAAGAGCAACAGGACGTTGTAAAAGCTATGATTTCAGAATGCGGTTATACATTCGATGAAGCTATCGAAAAAGTAAACAACGGAGACTATATAATCTATAACGATTGCGACGATATGGAAGATGTCGCGTATCAGATCGTAGAAGAATGTGGTTATCTGACAAACGTGCCGGACAACGTAGCACGATACTTCGACTATAAAGCGTTCGGACGAGATTTAAGATTGGAAGGAACATTTATCTTTACTGACAACGGCGCGTGCGTCGAAGTGATGCAGTGATAAGGGGGCGGCGATATGACAACACAGAATATTATGGATTGGATCAGCGGACACGAAGGACAGAGCCGGAAAGAAAACTATTTCGACGTCGGAAACAAGACACAACATGTAGTGCGCTTCGAAAATGGCGACACGTATCAACATATCGAAATCTATGAGGGAATCATGCGGAAACACACAGAAACAATCATTAATAACAAGACCGTTCGGAAAGAAGAACTGTACTATCATTGCTTTGGTTGGAAGTCAACCACAACCACACGATAAAGGAGGGCGCACACATGAAGAAAAAATTAGTGATGCTTTTAGTGATGGCTTTACTGGTAACTATAGCTTACCATATCGGAACCGCCCAGGCGGATACCATCGTGCCAGATGGCTATATTAGACTTGACGAATGCATTCCGCTGGACGACATCGCCTATTATTTCATTGACAACTACGATTACCCGTGTTTTGAGTTAAAAGATACATTGTATCAGTTAGAAGATAGAAATAATGCAAGCTATGAAGAGATTATGAAAAAAATTCCGTCGGTTGATGATCTGAGGAAAGAAGGTTGGGATTTATGAGAGACAATAAAAAAATCGGTGTAGTAGAAGTAAAGGGCGGTTTTTATACTGCGGTTGTCATCGAAATTAATGTGTTTGAATCAAAAATCATTGACGAAAGACATTTCGCCACAAAGGAAGAAAGTGAGACTTTCAAACGGACAATCACGAAGGAATACACAAAAAAGAACGTTAGTTGCGTAGTTTCATTTTTAGGATAAAAGGGGGGAAAATAATATGATTTTTTGGGCATTCGTTAGTATTGCATGTTTGGCGGAAAGTGAATTCGACGGCGGCGCACTCATTGTTATTATTATCGGCGCGGTATTGTTGGGACTGGCAAAAGCGTTTTTATAAAAGAAAAATAGGGAATACTAAAAATGTCATGGGTATAAAAACCCATGGCTTTTTTAGTGTGCCTTATGAATTATTGAACACAATATAATATAGGGTTTAAACGGCTGTATAGGGGTTATATAGCCGTTTTTTTGATACGATCGAGCGTTTATCTGTCCGTTGTTTTTGATAGAAAATATAAGAATATAGCCCGTATATCCTGGGCGATATAATGCCACCACCTCCGCCGGATCTGAAGAAAAAATGCAGCGTGTACGGGTTATAATCCCCCCCCGTGTCGTAGTACGGAAAAATGAATATTTATACTTAAAAACGTAGCCGAACGCCAAAAAATAAAACGACGTCTAACGCTGTATTTATAGGCTATATGCGGCTATTTGAAATAGAATAGATAAATGTATATTAAACAAATAAAGCACATTATACGGGCATCTGGACGGGGTAGCATGGAAGGACGGGACACCCCCAAACCGCCAGGGCGAAATATGCTATCCCAATTTTTTTACACCAAGAAAATTTGCCCCACCATACCACTCTTCCACCCTCTTGCATCATATAAAAAGTAATACTATTCATACCGTAACTACACCGTTATTATATAAAAAGTAATACAAATAACCAAACCATAATAATCAATACCAGCGCGCAAATCAACTCCATCCGCACTCTCCTACTCCATCAAAAATTTAATAAAACATGTTCAAAAAATATTGACTACTACACTATCCAGATATATAATAAAAGCAGTTCAATAAATAGGAATGGCGGAAAGTAGGCAGTAAACCAGTTTAAGCAATACTCTCCCACTCTACTGAAGAAAGAAGGTATTTGCATGGCAAAGAAAAGACCAAGCCATACACAGAAGCTCCAAGACGAAATCCAGAATCTCCAGAATGATGTTAAGGTATTCCAGACGGCGTGCGAAAAAAAAG